CCATCATTGACACTTAAAGTGGCATGTTATTTTAAAAAAATATAGCATTAAGCATAGACTTCAATAATTTCAAATGTATCATAACCATTTTTATCTTCCTGATAATCTAGTAAATATTCTAACTTATCCTTATTAATTGCTTCATGGATATCTAGAATTAAATCATTGTATTCACGATAATCACCATTGAATTCAACATCAATACCTGAATCTAAACTTCTTAAGAATTCATTAACAATGTGAATTGGATATTCAGATGCAATTAGTTTGTTCATGAAGATACAAGATTTCTTATACTTACCTTCTAGGATTCTAAATTGACAACTGAACATTGGTAATCCCTTATTAGCATCTGATTTACAAGCCTTGATTTCCATCTTTTCAATCTTAACTTCATATTCACCATGTGGTACATCTTCATATTCAGTATTGGATGATCCATTGTTTTCTTGGATTTCCTTTACACCTTCTGCAATTGCCTTACCATCAACCTTCTTGTTGAATTGTGCAAAAATATCATTGCTGTTATTATTTCTAGCCATAATTATTTACCTTCCTTTTCCTTAATTTCTAACTTTTCTAGTTCTTCTAGTTGGTGCTTCACTAACAGATTCAGTTGGTGTCACCTTTGGTGCTTCTTCAACCTTAGTTTCAGTTGCTTGACCTCTAGTTCTTCTAGCTGCTCTTGATGTAGGTTGTTCAACCACTTCAGTAGCTGCAGTTTCATCTTGTGGAACTACACCCCTACTTCTTCTACTTCTTGGCACTTCTTCAACCTTTGGTTCTTCAGTAGGTTTAACTTCTTCAGTTGTTTCTTTAACTTCCAATTCTTCAGTGGGTTTTGAACCCCTTGTTCTTGCCTTTTTAGAAGGTTTTTCTTCAGTAGGTGTATTGTTTACCTGTGAAGTACCTAAAGTGTTATAAACACCCACTAATGCATCCCAAGATAAAGGAATTTGGCTTACCTCTATTCCTTGTAATCTACCACCACCAAATACTACTTCATTTTGCTTGAATGATAGAACACGATAATCATCAGTTTCAACTACAACCCTTGCAACAATATCAACCATACCAGCTAACTTATTAGCAACCTTATCATTGATATTTGGTTTAATTGCAGTAATCTTATCACCTGTTTTCTTCATAATATCCTTAGAAGTATCTTCATGTGATATTAGAATGATGTTATATGGAAGATTTAATAGTCTTCTATATGTTGATAAGAATTCAATTCTTACCTTATCCCAGGCTTTGAATCCATCATCAGATTCATGTTCAATATTTAGTTTGTCATACATATATAATCTACATTGTTCATATGTATCTTCCACTAAATCTACTACAATAGTTTCAAAGTCTGAACCCCTTTCAAGTTCATCAATAGCATCCTTGAAAATTGCCCATGCAAATGTTCTAATGCTTCTTTCTCTACCAGCACTACCTTCAACCTTAACTTGGTCTTTAATCTCTAATCTTGGCATAGAAACATACTTTACATTTCCATCAGTATTAAGATTGATTGGTGTTGGTGCTTGGTCAGCAAATGTAGTCTTACCACTAAATGGTTGACCATAGATCCATATTTTCTTTAGACTTCTTACAGGTGAAATCTCAACCCTATTTGTACTTGGTAACATTGACATAATTTTTCCCCTTTCTACTTACCAATTTTTATATCTTCAGGATAGATGATGTCATAATCAATCTTTCCATTAGACTTACAATAATTATGATATTCACAGAATCTAGCACATAAGTTACTAGTCTTCTTTTCAACTGAACGATTGTTTTCAATTTCTTCAATCAATTCTTTATGGTTGATTACCTTTTGAACATCATACTGAACAGGTACTATATATGGTTCAGCTTTGTCCAATTCCATCTGTAATCTTCTCTTGAATTCTAGTTCAGTTTCTGTTTTCTTTTGCTTAATTGATACTTTAGGTATCATAATGTAATTTAGGTTTAAAACCTTAAAATTTGTATTCTTTTCAGTTTCATATTTGTAGATATGAAGTTGCCTTGATTCAAGATAATGATCCACATTATTTGAATACTTAAAATCATAGATATTACAATAATCAGATGTTACTTCTTCAAGTAAATCTAGATATCCATTGAAGGTGCTTGTCTTCAATTCATATTCAAAGGTCAATTTCCCTTTGCATACATCTTGAATCAGTTTCTTCACCTTAGGAATCATTGCTTCTAATTTAGTTGCTTCAATAATGTGTGCATCTGTTATTATTGGAAATGACATATAGTATTGTTGGATAGCAGTTCTAACATCCGTTTCAATACCTGTATGCATTGCAGTACCAATAATTAATGGATTAGCTGGATCATCATTAGGTAATGTTTTTAGTTTTTGAACATACCTTAAATCATATTTATAAGGACAACCTTCATAGCATTCTACCTTACTATGGCTATACCTCATTTTCAATGAACCTTTCTATTAAATCTTTAAAATCACCATATCCTAATATAGCAACATTAGGATAATCATATTTAGATACATAATCCTTAAGTTTATCCACCTTATTAGTTGGACACAGTACAAATGCTATACATGATGTACTATTATTAATTTGACTAATGATATACATCTGTTGTTCACTTGGTACACTATCTACCTTCAGTTCAGCATCAAGTGAATAACCCTTAACCACTATGTGCATATCAGGTAAGCCTGTTTTGGTAAATGTTCCACCACCCCAACGCTTTTCCCAATAACCTATAGGTGGTACTAGCATCTTTTGTCTAGGTGTTCCTAAAGGATATATACCTTTGGATTGTAAGAATCGTTTAACACGATTTTCAAAATTCTTTTCAGATGCCATTATTTCATCCCACTAAGTTCTTTTTCTAATTCAGTTTGTTTAGTAATCAGTTCCTTCAGTTCAACTTTTAAACAATCTAATTCTTCATTAGTTTCATTATTAAGAAGTAATAATAGATACTTATTTGAGATATAAGTATTAATTTCTTTAATTCTCATAATTACTTTACTTAATTCATCTTGTTTAATCTTGAAGGTATCAACAAATGAAGTGATAATCCTTCTATCAAATAAAGGTATTAACCCTGTACCAACTTCACCATCAATTATTACCCTTGAAATTTTAACCACCTCATATTCATTTGACCTTGAAGTGATTACTAGATTATCACCTACTTGGTATTCAGTATTTGTACCTAGATACTTAACTGTATCATGGCTATAATATTTTACTTCCAAAATATACTTATAATTGTGATCCATATTTTCCCCCTCTAATAAATTCTTCAGTTTGATGTAAAAATACCCATAACTAGAATGACTATTTCTACATCTTTCAATTTCTACTGCAACAGATGATCCATTACCAAATGAATCAACGTTTTTTGCAACTACTACTTCAATTAAGTCACCTGATTTACTAGGATATTGACTAACAAAATTATTAATTAAAGTAGCTGGTACTTTAAATGTAAAACCTTTTACTAAATCTTCTTTGACCATTTTTTCACCCCTTCATTATTCATAATATTTACAACTGAAATCATCACTAGGATTGAATGAAATTTCATCCAAGTTCATATTTGCTGGATCAGTTAAATAGTTGCTACAACAACCACATATGGATTCAATGAATTCCAACTTTTCATCTTCACTTAGATAACTACAAAATTGTTCCACCACTTCACCTAATAGACTTTGAATATCACCATCAAATGCTAGTTCAACATGGTCTACAATGATATCTGTAACAGTATCATTAGCATCTAAATTAGGATGTTTGCATTTACCATAATAGTAATGCTTACAATTTCTACAACGATTTTCCACGCTTAATCAACCCCTTTTCCCAAGCATGTTTGACATTTTCAGATTGTGTCACCCACTCTAGATTTGAAACACGATTATCTTTCTTATTTCCGTTTTTATGATTGACTATAGGTTTATTGCCAGGATTCCTTTTAAAGTGAATAGCAACTAATCTATGCACCTTATAATGATGTCCTTCAATAACTACCTTAAGATATCCCCTAGAATCATTTGTAGGTTTTAAGATTTTACCCTTGTGCCTAATGTTACCTAGATTAGATATTTCATATGTTGGTGCAAACTTCAGTTTTTTGAAACGTTCCAACATTACTTCACCACAAATCTAATAGATGATTTAGTGGTCCTAGTTTTTGGATAGTCCTTAAGTAAATCTGCATATAGTTCAGGTTCTTTTTCCTTTAACTTATCCAAATCAATTGTGATAGTTTCACTAGCTGCTACCCTTGAAATAGTAATGTAATCATTATTGATACTTGAAATATCATTAGTATCCATTGCTGTTTCAAGTTTAGTCTTAACATCCTTTTCAATCTTTGAAAGTCTGTTTTGTTCCTTTTTTAATTCACTTAATTGCTTGAACGATTCCATATATTGTTGTTCAAACAATGCTACTGCATTTTGTTGTTCCATAATTTTACCTTCCTTTACATATATTCTTTTTTAAATAGTTCATCAGTATAGTCCACACCCATTTCTAATGCCTTATAAATGCTTTCTTCTACTGAAGATGAACATTTCATCAGATAATAGAAACAAGGTGATTCTTGACCAATTCTGTGAATTCTTTTTTGTGATTGCATCCAATCTTCAACCCTATCAGTTGGTGTGAAATAAATAATTTTGTCAGCCTTTTGAAGATTTTGTCCTTTTGAAGCTGCTCTATAATGGCATAAGGTTACTGAATTTGAATCTTCTTCATATGCAGTTAAATCTTTAACAGGTCCATTTATTTGTGAATAAGGTCTGTTCAGTTCATCACATATATTAATAAGTTGATCCAATTCTTCATTAAAGTTATAGAATATTAGGAATCTATCACTTGCAGATGATAATAAATCCCTTACTGCATCTAATTTGGCTTTGTTATACTGACCACAAAGCATTCTTGCATAAAGCCTTTTAGTAAGTGGTGTATTACCAATTAAATCAATACCATCAAAGGATATTATTCCTTTCTTCATAAACTTCTTATAATTAGGTGTGACATCAACCTTAATATCTATGTAATTCTTACTTGGTAGGTCAATAACTTCTTCAGTTTTCATGAAGATAGCACCATAATCTTTTAACTTTTTATTAAGTCTATCTTCATTCTTGTAACCAACTACAACCTTGATAGGTTTATTGGTAACAGGATTAATCTTTTTCCTACCACGCTTATCTTTTAGATAGTCATACTGAACATAATGTTGTGTGAATAGTTTTTCATCTATATCCCATCCAAGCAGCTTACATTGTGTCCATAGGTTTTCATACTTACCACTTACAGGTGTACCACTTAATAGGATTACATTTGATGGATTCATTTTCATAATGAATTTGGTCTGTTTTGCCTTTGAATTTTGTATTAAGGATGATTCATCTAACATAAGTGTAAAATCCTTTAAATAAAGCAATTCAGGTCTTCTCCACGCTAATTCATAATTAATAACACCAATGGTGATTGGTTTAACTGATGAAGTTAGTTCTTGGATACCATATTCAAATTGCTTCTTATTACTTAAGTCATAAATACGACAATAATAATGTTCATTGAAGTGATTCACCCAATCATTAATCTTTGACTTCTGACACACCACCAGGATGTTATCACCAAGGGATACTGCTTTTTCAGAACCTACAAATGTTTTACCTAATCACATATCTAGATAATAAGCAACCTTATTTTTACCTGTAGTTTGGT